CCCAAGGCCAAAAGACCTCGACCGCCGGCAGCACAGTCTGCCCCCAACAGCGCCGCTTCTGCCGCGCCGGTTGGGGGTTCACACCCTGTGCCCCCGAAGTCGGGTCCTCCGGTGACGGGCGGCCACAAAGGCCGCCCGAGAAAGCGGAAGCCGGACAAGACACCGTGACACCCTTAGGCGCCCATGCCTGAGGGCGCCGAACAAGTGTTCAGGTCCGGGTGAATTTGTCCTGCCGATCACAACCTACCCACGGAGTCTCATGTCGAAGAACGGAAAACAGCGAACTCAACCCCTGAAGGGCACTCAGGCCAAGGCAAAACAGGCGGCAACCAAGCGCCTGAAGGGCCTGGATGCAGCCATGCCCCTTCTGGGTGCTGGCATGTTCGGTCCTGGTGGTGCGGAAGCCGGCCTGGTCACGAGGGAACTACTCCACGATCTCACGGGATTCAACTCCCGGAAGATGCGGACAACGGAGCAGCGTCCCAAAGACCGCAAGGCCGCGTCTGGTGTATCTCGTGCTGGTGGTTCCATTGTCACGACCCAGTCCGCCCCTGTGGCCTTCCCACGGAGACCCGCTTCCGTTGGGACCACACGAAGCACCAACCCGGATGGGTCAACGAGAATCCATGTCCACGACCTCGTCGAGGCGGTACAGACCGGCCCGACGGCGAGCACGTTCAATGTTTTGCTGAACTCGGGCATCCTTGCCACTTCGACCACGGCGTTTCCAAACACGTGGAACGAGTTCCAGAACTTCGACCGGTGGAAACTACGGGCCCTACGTCTCCACTACGACCACTTCGCACCGACGTCGACCCAGGCGTCAGTCGGACTGTTGTGGGTGCCCGATGCCGCCACCGCGAACCCCGCTAGCACTTCCGTCGCATCCGCCTACAAGAATGTAGAAGTGGGTGCTTGCTACGAGGATTTCTGCATGGAGGTGGATCCCAAAGACCTCGAGAGATCTGCTGCAGAGTGGTACTACAATGATTCCACCGCAGCATCAGGTGTCGACACTCGGTTCAACGAGGTCGGCACCATGATCATCTTTACGGACAACAATGTCCCCACTTCCACGCGCATCGGGTTGCTGTACATCGAGGCCATCATCGATGTCTGCGACCAGCGCCCTGCGTCCGTCGGCACTGGCCTGATTCATAAGGCCGAGCGTCACCTGTCTTATCAGACCGACAAACGCAAGCGGGAGCAAGTCATCCTGAGCACGCTCCAAGGCATCCGCAAGACGTTGGAAGCCCGCGTGCCGAAGGTGCCTGGCCCGGTGGATTTTGCCAACTTTCTCGAGAGCCTTTCAGACCCCACCGCCACCGACGCGGTTGTCCTGACCCCTGGTGTGACGCCTCCTGCTCAGCTGCTGTGCGGCGCCGTTTCGGCCCCGGCAGCGACCAGCGCGCCCACCATGGAGACCCTGCTCGCCCAGCTGCGCGAGCTCCAAGCCAAAATCTCCCAGTGATCGGAGTCCACTTTCACCCCACTCTCAAACATGGAAAAACCACAAAAACCAAAAAC